TGGCATCACAAGAATTTTCGCGCTTGTCAGGTCGTGAAATCAAAGCAGAAGATTGCTTTGTAGTTTGGTTTAGCAAGACCCTGCAAAACTGGAAAGCTCTTGTTAGTACGAACGCAATTACATCAAGCGAATCTTGTGGAGATTATGCAGAAATCACACATAACGGAGACAATAATGAGACTTATGTGGATGTTTACGCCAAGGTTTCAAATCGTGCCATTAAAGATTAGGAGGTGATCCAACATCTTGACTAGCAGGAATAGACTGCTACTTAATATCGTTACTTAACCGTATCAGAATTGATGCGGTTTTTTTATGCGCACGAAGGGGAGATAGTTCGATTCTATCTTACGGGTTAATCAAGTTCGAGTCTTGAAATCTGGCGAGCGGTTCGAGTCCGCTGGTGCGCTATTGTCCGAGCATTGACGACACTAAAAGCCATGGAATTATACAGTCGGGGACGACTTTAAAAATAGGAGGTTCGTAATGAACGAAGAAACACAAACAGTCGAAACGGTTGAAGAACAAGGGGTGCCTGCAGAACCTACTATCGAAACCCAACCGCAAGACGAGAAGAAGTACACAGACGCAGAAGTCGATGCCATCATCGATAAGAAGTTTGCTAAGTGGAAATCAGAGCAAGAAGCCAAGGAAAACGAAGCTAAAAAACTTGCCAAGATGAACGCTGACGAGAAACAGAAATATCAGTTGGATCAGCGTGAGCAAGAATTGGCTAACCGTGAACAAGCGATTGCTCGTAAAGAATTAACTGCAGAAGCTAAAGCAATGTTAAGTGAACGTGGCTTACCAGTTGAATTAGTATCCGTGGTTGATTTGTCAAACGCTGAAGCTGTGACTGAATCAGTCGCAAGTATTCAGAAGACATGGGAGGATGCAGTACAGAAAGGTGTATCCGACCGCATGAAGGGTAGCTCACCTATTAAGACTGCGCCAACAAATCAGCAAGAAGTTGTAGAAAAATGGAAAAAAGACTTTTTGCACTAAAAAAATAAAAAAATGAGGTAAATATAAATGGCATTTGAATCAATTAACACAGCAGAATCACGCAAGCGCCATCTTGGAATTATTGAAGATGTACTTGCAGTAAATTCATACGCAACACCGCTCTTGACACCAAGTGAAGCAGTAACTCTTAACGGCCGCTCGTTCACTGTTGCAACAGGAAACACAACTGGTCTCAAAGACTATAAACGCAACCAAGACAATGAATTTGATCATGTTGAAGTTGAAGAAAAAATCTACACTCTTGAAGAAGAAAAATACTGGGGACGTTTCGTTGACCAGTTAGATGAACGTGACTCAAACGGTCAAGTCGACATCGATTATGTAATTGCTCGTCAAGCTGCTGAAGTTGTAGCTCCATACCTTGACAAACTTCGTTTTGATGCAGCACTTGGTAATGTAAGCGAAAATGTTGTTATGGGTAGCACAGCAGGCGCAAACAACGCTTACAATACAGTTCTTGACGTTTCTGAAAAATTGGATGAGCTTGGAATCACTAAAGAACGTTTGCTTTTTGTTACTCCAAGCTTCTACAAGGCTATCAAATCTGAAATCGTACGCTTGCCACAAGGTGATGCTGATAAAAAAGTCCTTGGTAAAGGATACGTTGGTGAATTGGATGACTACACAGTCTACAAAGTACCTTCTAAATTCTTGCCAAATGTACACGCCCTTGCAGCAGCACCTGGTGTTGTGACATCTCCAATTCAGATTGACAACACTAAGTACAACGATAACGTACCTGGTCGATTTGGTGAATTGGTAGAACAATTGCTTTACACTGGAGCTTATGTTCTTGAACATTTCCAAAAATACATCATCACAATTGCAGATGCTAAACCTGCTGCTAAAGAGTCAGCTCAAGGTAAGACAGTGAATCGTGCGAAAGCATGGAAGTCTGGTTCAGATTACAAAAAAGGCGACACAGTGACTTATGAAGATAAAGTCTATGTTGCTATCAAAGACATCACTGGATCAACCAACAAACCAGATTCTGACTCAGCTAACTGGAAGGTTAAATAACGAGGTCTGACCTATGAAAGTCAGAGTAAAGCAAGCGTTCAATGATTGGCAAGCTAATGTGGTTCGACAAGAGAATGAAATCTTTGAGATGACAGAAGAACGCTTTGACGAACTATCTCACAATCTTGAAGAAGGGTTCTCGGTCGATATCGCAGATGTAGTTGAAATCATTGACGAAGAAGAAACCGAAGCACAAGGAGACGAGACGACTCCTTTAGATTAGGAGGTCTGATGGAACTTGGAAAACTAAAAATGTTGACAGGCGAGAGTGACGAAGCAGTCCTCTCGTCTTTGATTTTACGGGCAGAAAATATCATTTTATCAGAAACTAATCGGGACAATCTAACACCCGCACTTGAAAGGCTTATCCCTGAACTTGTAATTGAGCTCTACAATCGCTCAGGAAGCGAAGGAGAGCAGTCTAGAAGCGAAGGTGGTATCTCTGTAACCTACGGAGAAAATGGACTGTCTACGGGCGTTTTACAGCGTATTCGGATGCATCGATTAGCAAGGGTGGCAGGTCATGTTTTTGAAAAAGAGTAGACTGAAGCTATATCCTATGAAGCGGTTCAAGAAGACCGTGACGAATGAGGGAGTTGCTAAAGAAGGATACACTGACGAGGTTGAAGGGGTACGCTTGGAATTGTGGCCAGCGAGTAGTAACCTACAATCTGAAATCTATGGTGAACGCTTGAATGATATCCTGAATGCGAATGCGAGCAAAGATGCAGATATCAATGTGAAAGATGGTGTCTGTATCGATAGCGAGACAGAAGTCACACATCGGGTTATCTCGAAGAAAGTGTATAGCCAACATCAAGTCTTGGAGTTAGAACGTGTCAGAGCTTCTAGGGGCAGATAGACTCATAGCTAAATGCCGTAAACTAGCAAGTAAACAAGTTGGCGATGATATTGTCAGACGTGCGGTTTTGAATGCGTGTAAAAACATAGTCCAAGCAGAAGCTAAACTCAGAGCGCCAGCAAATGAGGGCGAACTGAGAAATAGTATTAAAGTAAGGGTTAAGATGGAAGGTGACCGAGTAATCGGAGAAGTATTCACGAACTCAGACCATGGCGCTTATGTCGAGCTTGGAACAGGCCCGAAAGGACAGGCTAGTCATTCTGGCATATCTCCAGATGTGAGTGTGTCTTATCGCTCTAGCCCGTGGTTCGTGCACGAAGACCAAATTAACGTAGGGCCTTACCATTTTCAAAAAGTGGGCGAGTTCTACAAAATGTATGGACAACCTGCACAACCTTACTTGTACCCTGCCTTGAAGGATAACCAAGAACGTGTATCGAACAACATCTCTAAATACGTTAGTAGAAAGTTGAAGGAACAGATATAATGATTAATATAAAACCCGTAATTTACAAAGAATTGCAGAAGGTCGCAGATAATGTGACCGACACTTATCCGAGCGATTGGGAGACTTTCCCAGTCGTTATTTTTTTAGAAGAACAAAATAAGCCAGGCGATTGGTTCGATGACAAAGAACAAAAAACATCAATTCGCTATAAGGTCGATATTTTTGACAATGACAGCACTAGCGACCTCGCAGTTAAAATCAATGAGATTTTTGCTTCATTGGGCTTGCGTAGAATTGAAAGTCAAGATATCCCTGACCCCTCTCATTTGAGGCATAAATTGATGAGATTTGAAGGCATTGTCGACCTTGACTCTGAGCTTGTTTATCAGTATAGAATGGAGAATTAATACATGTTAGCAAACGGAATTACGCTGGCTTATGGAACAGCTAAAGGAACTTACACCAAACTAGAGGGGCTTAAAGAAGTACCTGAATTCGGTATCGAGCCTGAAAAGGTTGAAAATACCACCCTTGAAGACAAGGTTAAAAAATATGAGTTCGGTATTGGTGACGCTGGGGAACTTGAGTACAAGTTCGCTTACAAAAACGACGGGGCAAATGCTCCTTATCGTGTTTTGCGTAACGCAGCAGACAACAAGACAAAACTCTTCTTTGAACAAACATACCCAGACCAAACAAAGGTTAAATTTGAAGGACAGGTATCTGTCAAACTTGGCGGTGGCGGTGTGAACTCTGTTATTGAGTTTACTCTTAAGATTGCATTGCAATCTGAACTTGAATTCACAGACGGAATTGGAGGCTAATTAAATGGCGTTACCTTACACAACTTGGAAGATTAACGATGAGAAAGAGTTGAAACTACGACTTTCATCTCATCAAGCAACAAAAGTTGAAGAAAAAGTTGGTATGAACCTATTGAAAATCTTCATGCCTGAGGCTGGCGAAGAGTTCACTTTGCCACCTTTAAAAGTTATGCTGTTGTTAGTTCACGGAGCATTGCAAAAATATGAGAATGGGTATTCTATTGAGGATGTTTATGATTTGTACGATGAATACGTGGATAACGGTGGAGACCAAACGACATTCATGACAGAGGTTTTAATGCCACTATTTGAAGTGTCGGGTTTTACTCCACGAGGAAGCAAGGGCAAGAAAACTTCCAAGAAGAAAATGACAGTAGTCGAGTAATCTTAACGGTAACGCAAATTATTGAGAGGCTTTATCCTATGTTTTTAGACATCGGGGGGGAGCCTCTCGTTTTTTGGGATTTGACGGTACTTGAAATCAGAGAAATGATTGAAAGTTACAACCGTGTCAAAAAACAAGAGCGTAAAGAGAAGATTATAGACTCTTATAGACTTTCTCAGATGATATCCAACCACATTTCCTTATTGTTATCCAAAGATGCAAAGGTCTTTGAGTTTTGGGAATATGCGCCTGAGTTATTTGTAGAAGAACAACAAGCGGTAGAACAGGAACGACAGAGACAAGCGTTTTTGTTGCATAAGGAACGGATGCGTGAATTTGCAGAAAGGCATAATCGCAAAAGGAAGGAGGGAGTAAATGGCAACTCTTGATGAATTAAAAGTCATGATTGACGCTGAAATAGCACCTTTCAAGAAGAAGATGAAAGAAGTAGAAAATCAGGTCAAAGGGACATCTGACCAAGTAAAGAATGCTACTGCTAAAGTTCGTGAACAGTCGAACTCTATTGGTAGTGCGTTTGGTAAGTTAGCCAAGTTCGCAGGCTTTGCCTATCTTGGTAAGAAATTGCTTGATGTTGGTATGTATTCAGCGGAGACAGCCCTTGAAGTATCAGCGTCCATGAACCAAATCAAGCGACAGATGGGCGAGAGTTCGCAATCTTTCTTAAAATGGGTTAACGATAACGCAAACGCTATGAATATGGGGGTGGGTGAGGCTACTAACTACGGAGCAGTCTATTCCAACCTATTTTCTGGATTTATCAAAGATACAAACAAATTGAGTGCCTATACTGCTAAAATGTTGCAGACATCCGCAGTTGTTGCTGAAGGTTCAGGGCGTAGTATTACCGATGTTATGGAACGTATTCGTTCAGGTTTACTAGGTAACACGGAAGCAATTGAGGATTTAGGTATTAACGTCAATGTGGCTATGATCCAATCCACAGAAGCCTTTAAACGTTTTGCAAATGGTCAAAGCTGGAACCAGTTAGATTACCAAACGCAACAACAAATTCGCTTAATGGCTATCTTGGAACAAGCCACGGCTAAGTATGGCACGACCTTGTCGCAATCAGTAAACGGGCGCATTAGCTTGTTTAAATCATTGCTGAAAGACTCAGCTCTTAATATCGGTAACTCTATGTTGCCGATTATCAATGCTATTATGCCAGTCTTGAACTCTTTTGCTATGGTATTGAAAAATGTCACTGGCAAATTAGCAGAGTTTATTGCCTTGCTATTTAACAAGAAAGCGACTGTTAAAGATGGCGGTGTAGCTAGTGCAGCAAGTAGCGCTGGTGATGCTCTGAAAGATGCAGCAGGCGGAGCTGGTGACCTTGCAGATGCCATGGATGATGCAGACGATGCTTCAGGCGGTATTGCTGATAACCTAGACGACACTGCCAAATCAGCCAAGAAAGCTGTTAAAGAATTACTAGGTTTAATGGGATTTGACGAGATCAACCTTTTAAACAAAAAAGACGACCCTGACGACGGAGACGGAGCTGGCAAAGGTAGAGGCGGTGGCGGTGGTGGCAAAGGTAAGAAAGGAAAAGGAGGGGGCGGTGGCGCACCTTTCAAAGACATCTTACCAGAAGTCGAGTTGACCGACATGGACAACCAGTTCAAGAGCATTTTCGATGGTCTTGGAGATAAACTAAAAGGGTTGTTTGATTATTTAGCGAAACTTTGGGATTTGTTTAAACAAGGTTTTTCACTATCGTTCAGGTGGGATAGTCTTGAGAGACTTAAAAATGCATTGAGTGGCATCTGGAAATCTATCAAGGATATCTTTGAAGATGGAACGGTCTTGCAAGCTGCAGCTCGTTTTGGGGAAAAATTAGCCTTTGCGCTTGGTCAGACGGCTGGAGCGATAGCTAATGTCATTATGGGTATTGCAGTATTTCTTGCTGAAAGTCTGAACAAATCTCTAAATGACACCAAATGGGACATAAAGTCATGGCTCATTCGTATGTTTGATATTAATGGCGATATGATTGCTAGTATTGGGAATATTGCGCAAAGTATCGGTCAAATCTTCTACGACACCATAACAAGTGAACCTGCTACAAATATGGGCGCAGGGTTAATCAGCGCTTTTACATACGCTTTTATGGGCGTTACTGAGGTTGTATCTAAATACACCAGAGATACAATCGGGTCTATTGAAGAGACTATTACTGAAAATCAGTCTGGTATAACAGAATTGCTTACAGGCCTCTTTAAAGATTTAGAGCCAGTAGCTCAGGCTATGGCAAGTTCTATGAAGAAACTTTTTGAAAGTGTCAATCAAGTATATGATGAACATATAAAACCGTTGCTTGATTCAAGTTCTGCCTTGATGTCTGATGTAGTTGGTTCTTTTGTCAAAGGATGGAACGAAAATATCCAACCTGTTCTAGAAAAGATTGGTAACGGTTTTGCTGATACAATCAAAAACCATATTGAACCAGCTTTAGAAAAAATAGGTGGCATAATTGGAAGTTTTGCCGACTTTTCTAAAGCAATAAATGAAGTTTTCGGCCCAGCTATTTCCTTTATTGTAGAAAAGTTAACGGTTGTACTAGCACCTGTGATTGAATACATAGGAGAAGTTTGGCGTGTTTTATTCAACACTATCGCTGATGTGATTGGTGGTATTGCTGATATCATCAAAGGGGTATTTGATGTACTTACAGGTATCTTAACTGGAGATGGTGAAAAAATCAAAGAAGGGTTTTTGAGTATCTTTGGCGGAGTAAAAGATATTATATCTAGCATTTTTAGTGGCATTGTAGATCTTGTATTGGCTGCATTAAAATTGCTTTGGGATATAACTGTAGCGATATTCAAAAGCATTTGGGATGCTATTATAGCTATCTTCTCTGGTATCGGGTCTTGGTTTGCTGATAGATGGGCAGATGTGACTAATGCGTTAGCAGAAGTCGGCTCTTGGTTTAGCGACAAATTCCAACAAGGCTGGGATGCAATTAGCAATACATTTAGCGGATTGGGTTCATGGTTCTCTGAACGTTGGAGTGATGTTACAAACGCTCTATCTAATATTGGAGCATGGTTCACAGATATGTTTCAGAATGCTTGGAATGGACTTACAGGTATTTTTGCTAATATCGGTACCTGGTTTGGCGACAGATGGAGCGATGTTACAAACGCTCTATCAAATGTTTCTGCGTGGTTCGGAGACACGTTCACAAGAGCTTATAATGCAGTAGTGGACGCATTTAGTGGCATTGGAAGTTTCTTTAGTGGAGTATGGTCGACTGTCGAGAGCATCTTCGTCAACGCTGGACAAATGGTCGGTGAGGCAGTAGGTGGTGCTTTCAGAAGTGCAGTTAACGCTGTTCTAGGTACGATTGAGAATGTAGTCAATGGTTTCATCGGTATGATTAACAGTGTTATTGGTCTAATAAATAAAATACCAGGGGTTCATCTTGGGGGCATTGGCTATGTCAGTCTTCCTCGTTTGGCTCGTGGTGGTATCGTCGACAGTCCTACTGTGGCCATGATTGGTGAGGCTGGTAAAGAGGTTGTTATGCCTCTAGAAAATACAGGCTTCTTACAAACTATGGGACGCGTTGTAGGTGGTGCCGTGGTCGATGCTTTAGGTGGCAATTTGACACAATCAAGTGGATTTAGTGGCGATGGTGACATCGTGATCCAGATTGGTGGACACGAATTCGGACGTGTAGCCATCCAAGAAATTAATAAAGAACAAGAACGTGCAGGACAAGTCTTGCTTAACATTTAAAGGGAGGTAAAATGGCACAATTGATAATCAATGGGGTGGCTGTTAAGCCTCCCAAATCTTTTCAAGTGGGCATCCAGGATATCGATGGAGAAACAGGGCGTAACGCTAACGGAGACATGGTGCGTGACCGTATCACGGTTAAACGTAAATTAGATTGTGAGTGGGGCATGTTAACACAAGGAGAAATGAGTCAGCTTTTAAGTGCTGTTTCCTCTGAATTCTTCGAGGTATCATATCCTGACCCGTTGTCAGGACAAACCACAAAGACTTTTTATGTCGGAGACAGAACGGCTCCGAGCTATTCATTTACTGAACAGTTCAAGCCATGGTCTGGTGCTAAATTCAATCTGATAGAAAGGTAGGTAAAACATGGATATATTCAGACGACAGAAATTCAATGAAGCTATGTTTGCTAAAAACCGCACTCTTGCTATCAGAGTCGGAACCTACCAATCGAGCGACATCAAAGAGGCTAGTTTTGAGTATGGCTATATCAAAGGTGATACTTACAAACCTGGTGGAACGTGTGCTGGTAGCGGTAAGATTACTTTTACAAGTATTATCACGACATTCAATAAGCTAGATAAGATTTACCCTGAGATTGGTCTTTTGGTAGACGGAACCTATGAATGGGTGAAGATGGGTGAATACTTCATCAATGATATTGAAATTGATCGCAATCGCAACACGACTACGCTTGATTTAATGGACGGGATGTTCAAGTTAAACCGTGAGTATGTCACAGACTTGACCTTTCCAGCAGAGATCAGACAAGTTGTTAAAGAAATCTGCTTAAAAACTGGCATAGAACTAGCAAACGAAAACATGGATATTACATCCATGAATTATGCTATCGAGACGAAACCTAAAGAAAAAAATAAGACATTCAGAGATATATTGAGTCTAGCCACTCAAATGCTCGGAATGTCTTGCTTTTTCAACCGAGAAGGAAAACTGGAAATTAAAGAGCTGACCGACTCAGATATCGTGATTACAGCAGATAATTATTTCTTACACGGTTTAACCAGGAGCGAAGTTGAATATCAGATCGCTGGTATCACTTGTAAAAAAGATAAAGAAGGTCTGACTGTCGGAACTCGCACAGGTCGTTCACTTGAAATTGAAAATCCGTTCATGACTCAATCGATTTTGGATAATCTTTATCACAAAATCAAGGATATCAGGTACTATCCGTTTAGTCTGAATTATCAAGGACATCTTCTTCTTGATGTTGGTCAATGGGTGACAATAAAAACAAATAAGGGCGAAACGTTCAAAGCTCCAGTTTTGAGCCAATCTTTCAACTTTAAAGGTGGGCTTCGAAGTCGCATTAGTGCTGATAGCAAAGCTGGAAATGATACACAATATTCATACGCAGGCACGATTACGAAGAAAATCGAGCAATTCAGCGAGTTTGAGAAACAACTTCAAAACCAAATTGAAGAAGCTGATAAAGGTTTCGATGCTAAGGTTGACCAAATCAAAAAAGATTTCAATGATCAAATCAAGCTCGCTGAAGCTAAGGCCGAGGAGAATAAGAAGGCTCTATCAGACGAAATAGACAGACGATTTCACGAGTTTAGCCCAGAAGGATTCGATGAAGCCAAGAAAAAAGCAGAAGAGGCACTTGCCAAAGTAAGAGCAGGATATGAACTAGCAGATGAAGCTAAGCATATCGCTAGCGAAAATCAAATCACATTCGCTTCAATGGCTGCTAGAGTTAACAGGCAAGAAGATAAACTTACTGAATACAAGCAAGACACGGAAGGAAGATTCGCTAACATTGTTAGCCAAATTGCTGGTAAGGCCAATCAAACAGACTTCCAACGTGTCAAAGAAACAGCTCAACTCTATGAACGAACTTTTGGTAGTTCAGAGAGTGACATTTCGAGAAATGCTTCACGTTTAGTCATGAGCGACCCAAAATTCCAAGCAGAAGTTAATGACTTAGTAGTATCTGATAATAACTTGATTGTCAATTCTGAAACTCTTGATAAGAATACAATCGTCAATAGAAGAAATAATGTTGATATCGAGGTTCAAAACGGAATATTTACTATCAACGCTCAAGGATTGACTGGTTATAATTGGGGCGGGTTCACGTTACCTATTTATGTACCAAAAATCTTAAAAGGCGAAGTGTACACGCTAGGCTTTAAATATAAAATCAGACAACAATTAGACCATGAGTTTTGCGTAGTTATTAAAAATCACAGTAAAAACAAAACTGTTTTACAGAAAATCATGGCAAACGCTCAAACACCTATTTCTAGTGACTGGCAAGAATTCCAAGGTACGTTTAAAATGTCTGAGGATTTGGATTTTGACCAAGTAGGGAACTTTCCAGTTTATTTCTATCTAGTTAAGAATGGCTGGGTAGAAGTAAAAGAGCCTATGCTTGTGAAAGGCCCAAGAACTGGTAGCTTTAAACCTAGTCAATTTGACGAAGCTTATCGAAACGTAGAAGCTACACGGATACAAGTCACACAAAAGTTAGCGGAATATAAAGAAACCTCGGATGGTCGTTTTGCTACAATTTCTACTCAAATAAGTGGCAAAGTTGACCAGAGCGATTTCCAGCGTGTAAAAGAGACAAGTCAGCTATATGAGAGGATTTTAGGTACGACTGAACAAGGCGTGGCAGATAACGCCTCAAGACTTGTTATGTCTAGTCAAATCTTTCAGACTGAAGTCAAAAAACTCACTGAAAGTAGTTATAACCTTGTATTCGACCCAACAAATTTCAGTAAGTGGAAGAAGAAACAAGAAGATGCGAATGTTATTGAGGTTCAAGCTGGCACTAAGTTGCTAAGAATTACTAATGTTGGTAAAAATCAACCTGTATATCATGGGTTTGCATTACCTCTTACAGCATCCACGTTTAGCCAAGGTGAAAAGCTCAGCTATCGTATGGAAGTTTGGGTAGATGTATTACCAGATGCCCCTCTAGGTATTGAATTATGGGCAGAAGATGGCGGTCTTGCATCTGATAGCGTCACCTTTACAAAAACTGGCACGCAAATCATCACAGGTACGATGACAGTCAGTAAATCATCGACTAAAGGAAGAGAATTCCCTCTAGAAATTTGGTTGTTGAAAAACGGTACGGTTGCCATTGGGAAGGTATCCTTAGTCCGTGGCGAAACACCTCCGAAAGAATTCAAAGATGATACATCGGCACAAGACCTTGTAACTCAAACAAAGGTGTCACAACTTTCTGATTCGTACGCTATCCAAACATTGACAAACGCTGGAGCAATCGCTTCACAAATCAATCTAAATAGCAATAACATTCTGATTGAAGCTGCTAAAATTAGACTAAAGGGTAGAACACTTCTAGACGAAATCACAGCGATAGACGGTTATTTCAAGCGTTTATTTGTCGGTGATGCCAGAATAGGGACTCTGAACACTGATATCATTCGCTCAAATTCGATTGCAGCAGACAAGTTGATATTTGACACTGCTCTAGCAAAGAAACTTGTAGCTAGTGATGTGTTCACGGATACGTTAGCTGCTAAAACTGCATTCATCAATAAGCTACGTTCAGTAGTAGTTTCTGCTACCTTACTTGAAGGGTACAAAGGCAAAATCGGAGGGTTCCAAATCGGTACGCACGATAAAGACCCAACAACCTTCTGGTTAACTGGCTCTAACAGTTTCCGAGTGGGGATGTCCGATGGCGGTTGGAAAGCAAATCAATCTTGTCTTTGGGTAAACTGGGGAAACGACTGGGGCAAAGCTGGCGACAACGCATGGTTTGTGACTAACTCTGGTGAGATGCATTGTAAAAATACTGCTCACTTCTGGGCTACCCCTGTTATACATGGTAATTTGCGCGTAGGTGGAAATATCTTCTATGTCAATGATGATGATAGGACAGGTGGATATTGGATGTATTCTCCAGCTTTCAAAAAAATTGACAAATCTAAAGGTTATCTATATTTTTATGGATTCAACGAAGAGCAAACGGATTGGATACCTCTTAATAAAGAAATCTCAGACCGCAGATACAAAACAAACATCAAAGATAGCAAAGTCTCAGCGCTTGATGTAGTTGATAAACTAAAAACATACAGTTATCGCAAAGAATACGATGACAAAGTTGAAGATATCGCTTGTGGTATCATGGCTCAAGATGTTCAGAAATACGCACCAGAAGCATTCTATGAGAATCCAGACGGTGCCTATTCATATCGCACATTTGAGCTTGTACCTTATCTCATTAAGGCGATTCAAGAACTCAATCAGAAGGTAGAAAGGTTGGAAACAACATGAACGAACAAGACAAGCAGATTAGCAGTCTGACAATTAAATCATTAAGTGAAAGAATCAGCAATGAAGCTACTCAGTCAGCTACATTAGAAGCTCTATACACAGTTACAGCTATGGAACTTGAGCAAATGAAACGAATCATCGAATCAGATGAAGAACTTAAAGCAAAATTTGAAGAAGCGAAATTGAAAGGACAAAATTAATGGAAGTAAACAACTATTCATTGGCTACTAAGCCATATACTCGTGGAGCAGGGAATCAAATCACTACAGTAGTTGAAATTCGACTACAGGATGGCAACCGTTACAGTACCAACCAACGTGAACTCGTAGGAGACCGCACTCAAGATAAGGAAGAAACACTTATCCAAGCGGTTCTTGATGTCCTTAAAGCTGAACTAGATCCTGGGGCAGCAATCGTCCAAGCTCAATCTAAAATCGAGCAAGCTGAACAAAAGCTTACTCAGGCTGAAAATAAACAGAACGAGTTACTTGAAATCACTGAGAAAATCAATAAGGTAGTTCGTGTTATGGCTCAAGATTCTATCATGGGTGAGAAAATTGCTTATGGTACTACATACAAGGAACTCGTAGAACTATTCCCGCTTGTTAAAAACGGTGAAAGCTACGCCCCTGGTTCTATGTTTGCGATTGAAGACCCTGAACACGTTGAACTGAATGGTGAAGGAAAACGTATCCTTATTCAAACTAACCAACAATTCATTTATCAAGGTGAATCACTCAAACAGCTTGAAGGCTCACCATCTCAGAATGGAATCCTTGCAGTTTGGAAATGGCAAGCTCCTAAATCTGAGTTAGAAACACAACCTGTTCAATAACCAACCGTTTTAGAAAGAGGGTGGTTAGATTGGACTTTCTAACTTTAATAGATAAGCTTACACCTGTTTTAGTTGTGATTATTCCAAGTTATTTTTCATTCAAGAGTACAAAAACTTCTAAAGAGGCTGACAAACGCCTCGAGGGTCTATCTAATAAGATAGATACCCTTGAGAAGTCAGTTTCAAGCGTGGAAGAGATTGGGAAAGATAACCAACGAAACTTGACGATTATCGGGAAAGGCTTGCAACGGTTACAGCGTTTTCGATTGCAAGAAAACTTAAAAAAAGCAATCAGACGTGGAAAGACAAGTCAGCATGAAATCGAAGAGCTTTCACGACTTTATGAAAGCTACGTTGAATTGGGCGGAAACGGTGCTATAAAAATATTGTTTGAGAAATTTCTCAAGCTAGAAATCAAAGAGGAAGAAAATGAATAAAATTAACTGGTCTGTACGACTTAAAAATAAAAACTTTTGGCTTGCTTTAGTTCCAGCTTTGGCACTACTTGCGCAAGCATTTGCGAATATCTTCAATTTTTCACTTGAGTTTGGCGATACAGTCGATAAAATTCTAGTGTTTATTAATGTTTTGTTTGCGTTTCTCGTTTTGGTTGGTGTTGTCAATGACCCAACAACCGCTGGGCTATCAGATAGTGAACGAGCTTTAACCTATACTGAACCAAGCGAAGACTAATCAATTTGAGAACCCTTTGGGGTTCTCTTTCTTTTTGAAGAAAGGAGGTAGCGATTGAAGAAGGTTGTTGAAAAGAAACTAACTATTTCACCAAATAATCGAGATGTAGATAGACTTTATCAAGAATTTTATAGCAAAGATAAAGGCATTGCTGAATTCAAATTCACGCTTGATGATTTGACCGCTACTAAGGTTATCTGCTTATTCTATTTCAAAGGAACTAAGCGATATCAAGAAGTAGAAGCAACTATCGAAGATAATTCATTCACGGTTCAATTTGATACATCATTGATCACAACAGATGAGACAGTTATCGGTTATATCTACTTCGAGAAGGTGGAGCAGTCAGCGGATGTATATAGTTTCCTATTTAACGTTCATGTAAGCGAGATTGACAAAGCAGTTAAAACACCACTCATTGAACGTGAGTCTGGGCGGATTGTTAACGTCAAGGATGTTGTGACCAAGCAAGAACTTGATGAACTCTTTGCAAAAATCAAAGAGCAAGGTGGCACTTATGACGACAGCAACTTACGTACTGAAATCAGCCATATTTCAGCCGATATTGAAGCTTTAAAGACAAAGCCAGACAATAACACTATCTATGATGATAGCGCCATAAAACAGCGCATATCAGCTTTAGAGAGTAAGCCTGAAATCGATACCAGTCAGTATGCTACCAAGGAAGAACTCTCAGGTAAGGCTAATCAGAGCGAAATAGCCCATATTTTGGATGATATTGAGGTTTTAAAGGCTAAGCCTGACAACAATACTATCTATGATGACAAACCTCTCAGAGACCGTATAGAGGTTTTAGAGAACAAACCAAGCGTAGACACTAGCAATCTTGTCACTAGGTCAGAATTAGATAGCAAAGGATACTTGACTCAACATCAGAGTCTAGATGGATACGTTAAGCGCTCAGAGTTACCTGAACCATACAATGACACAGAACTAAAGGAACGTGTTGGACTACTTGAAAATAAGCCAAGTATAGATACCTCAAAATTTGTGACAGATGAGACCCTTGCAAGCAAAGGATACCTCACTCAGCACCAAAGCCTTGAGGGATATGCTAAAAAGTCTGAAATTCCACAACCTTATAACGATACTGAAGTTAAACAAAGACTTTCAGTTGTCGAGCAAAAAGGGGAAGGTTACGCAACTAAAGAACAACTTGCATCTATTCCTAAAACTCCTCAAAAATTGAGAATTGAAGGAAACACCCTTATTTTATCTGATGGCGGTGGCAATGTAACCCTACCAACTTCTAGTCAAAATGCACCAACTTCATCTAGCGAGTTAATTGGCGAAGGTATGCCAAACGGTAAAGTCGATGGTACTATCGGACAGACATACGTTGACACTAAGAAAACTAACGGAGCTTTGAAATGGATTAAACGTACAGCGTCAGGTAACCAAGGTTGGTTTGTGTTAGACGGTGATACAGGTTGGAAAAAACTAAACGTACTGTCTAAATTAGGTAATTCTTATATGCAAGTCCGAAGAGTTAACGATACCGTATCTTATCAATTCGGAGGACTACAATGGGGTTGGTTCGGAATTGTTAGACGAGGTAACCCAGCATTCATCGGACATCCAGGGAACCGTGAAAAGAAATGCTTCCTTATAGCAAACGGTGGTATACCTTTAGGGTATAGAACCTCTGGTTCGCTAATTGGTCAGATTTTCAACGATGACGGCGTTCCATACGGGACGTGGTATGTAGGCGGTTATGGTGATGCAAATCACTTACGTTTCCAATTCAACGACCCAGTACCAACCGATAGAGATATCGGAGACATCAGGGTTTCTAATATAAGCTATATTACAGACGACCCTTGGCCAACAACATAAGGAGGAATATAAATGACAATCAATATTGAAAATGCTATTGCATGGATGCGTGATCATGAAGGACAAGTGTATTACAGCATGGAATACCGTGATGGTCCTGATTCTTACGACTGTTCAAGTTCAGTCTATTATGCGTTAAGAAACGCTGGAGCGGTATCAGCAGGCTGGGCAGTCAATACTGAGTATGAGCACGACTGGCTAGTTAAAAACGGATACGAGTTGATCGCTGAAAATCAAGAATGGAACGCTCAACGTGGGGATATCTTCATTTATGGAAGACGAGGGTATTCGGCTGGCGCTGGTGGTCATACTGGTATGTTTGTTGACTCAGACAATATCATTCATTGTAATTACGCTAGAAATGGTATCACAGTCAACAATCACGATGCTATCTGGAATGCAGCAGGTCAGCCTTACTTTTATGCTTACCGCTTGACAAATCCAAACGCTCAACCCGAAGAACCTAAAAAAGGGTGGCAAGAAGATGATAATGGCTACTGGTATGCTAGATCTAATGGCTCATATCCTAAAGACCAATTTGAAAAGATTGATGGCACTTGGTACTACTTTGATGAAAATGGCTATATGCTCTCAGATAAATGGAAACAACGCCCTGACGGCACATGGTACTACTTTGACAAATCAGGCGAAATGGCCACTGACTGGAATAAGATTGATGGTAAGTGGTACTATTCCAGCAGAGATGGCGCTATGATTAAAGGCTGGGTTAAATACTACGATAAGTGGTATTATCTTGACGCTCAAAATGGAGACATGAAATCTGATTGCTTCGTGAAGTACAATGACGGCTGGTACTTGCTACTACCTGATGGTAGAATGGCTGATAAGCCTGAGTTCACAGTTGAGCCTGACGGCTTAATCACTACTAAATAAAATAGAAAGAATCAAAAATTTAATTACACTTGACCGCTGGCAATCGCTGGCGGTTTTTTTGTTTGCTCTGAAATAAAATGTGGTATAATATAGGTAGATATTCTAATATATACCTACTTTAAAACACTAGCGCCCACTAGTGGTTTTTATTTTAAAGGGGCAAAAAAGGGGCAAAAAT